CGATCCCCCGCTTAACCGGGGATAGAAAGGTCCGCCGAACCGTCCCACCAGGACCACGAGGCATCGCTGCCGAGGCTGACGTCGAATGCGCCGACTAGATCCCCGTAGCGGGAGTCGCAGCCGCGCCGCACGATGCGGGTGCCGCTCTTGTTGATGTAGAAATAGTCGGCCAGATAGGTGGACGAACTGCCGCCGACCTCTTTGGTGATTTGCAACTGGGGAACGCGCTCATCCGCTTGGAGGTTCTTTGCCCAGCCCTCACCGGGCAGGGTCAGCGTATCCAGCTTGATGTAGTCGTTGGCGCTGCTCCACTGATACTTAGTCGGATCGTCGCAGTAGTAGGGGACTCCGTTAATCAGTTTCCAGTCGCACTCCATGCGCCACTGATTGCCGTACAGCGGATTTTCCACGCCATAAAACACAAAGCTGTGTTTGCCGTCGGTGTTGCTGACGGGGCTGCCACAGGTGGAGATGACGCTGTTGGCCGTGCCGGTTGCCTCCATGATGCGCCAGACCTTGTGATCGGTGGTGGTCGCCACAGCGTCGCCGGTAAACACGGCCTTCACATTGGCAGTATCGCCCTCAATGGCCTCGATGGCGGTGACGATGCGCCGACTGGCGACGGTCTCGCCCTCGCCGCCGGTGCCGATGGAGATGACATTGCCGACCTCCAGCGCACCCTTGGCAACGATAACGGCGGCCTCGGAGGTCAGCGCGCCGGTCACGGCGATGTTGGTGGCGTACAGGTTGGAGACGCCGCGCATCTTAGCCTGTACGTTGCGGGTGCCGTAGGCCACGATCATCAGGTAGGCCAGCACCTCAAAGTCGGCACTGGTATTGATGCAGTAGGTCTCACCCCAAAGCCGTGCCGCAGCCAAGAACTGCGAGATATTTTTGTTGCCGGTGCTGACAACGCCCGCAATGCTGTGCAGCTTGCCGTCTGCGCCGATGGAGCCAGGGAACGCGGGCAGGTAGCACTTCTGCTTGAGGGAGCCGTCCGCGTTCTGGAACTTCTTCGGTGCGCGGAAGCCCGGCATCGGCACAGCCGACACGCGCGGATTGACATCCAGCATACCGGAAACATAGAAGAGCGGCACCTCAACCAGCACCTCGCCGTTGGTGCCATCCTCAATGTAGCCGGGCTGGCCCTTGTATGCGTTGACCGTGACCGTGCCGTCCGCGTTCAGCGTGCAGCAGCAGCGCCGCATGCCCGCCCAAGGATAGACGCCGTCAAAGTCATTCTGCCCGGCGCTGGTATCGGTGCCAGGGGTAAACACAAACTCCGCAGCCGCCCCCGTCCGCGTGCCCGCGCTGGTACTGCCGGAGAAGTCTACACCGTAGAATGTAGCACCGACAGCCGAAGCCGCAGCCTTGGCAGATGCCGCAGCAGCATTCGCGCTCTGGTCTGCTTGCGTAGCACTGGCCTGTGCGGCAGCCTTGGCCGCGTTCGCCTCGGCCAGATTGTTGCCCGCGTTCGCCAGCAGCGTGGCGAACTCCTCACGGGTGCCGGTGTAGCCGTGCGCCTTGGCATCGGCGTAGGCGGTTACTGCGCCGAGGTCGGTGGTAAAAACGGAACTATCAGCCATGGATCTGTACCTCCAAATTCGTGTCATTAACAATGGCAAAATCAAGCTTGTCCTTCAGGTTGGTCGTGCGCGTATACATCAGGTGACCCGTGTCGTGGTCAACGTCCATCTGCATATAGCCGTTGCTCAGCGCCGCCTGGCGCGCCAGCTCCACGCTGGCGGTGACATCGGCCTGCTTCTCGGTCACGTCCTGCTGGCGGGTCTTGACATCCTCCTGGATGCCCTGCATCTCGGTCAGCTTCTCGGCCACGCCCTCGTTGATGACCTTTGTCGCCGCATCGCCGGCGGTTTTAGCGGCATCCGCAGCGCTTTTTGCACTCGCGGATGCGCTCGCGCTGGCGCTCTCGGCATCGGCCCGCGCACTTTCCGCTGCGCTTGCCTTTTCCGTGGCCGTGCCGGCAGACTGTCCCGCCTTCGTGGCGGACGCAGCAGCCGCAGCAGCGCTCTCCGCTGCCGCTGTGGCAGACTCGGCAGCGGCACCGGCCTCCTGCGTGGCCTTGGCGGCGGCTTCGCCAATGCTCCCGGCATCCTTGGCGGCAGCCGCAGCAGAGGTCGCTGCACGCTTCTCAGACTGCGATGCCGCGTCCTGCGACTCCCCGGCAGCGGTTGCCGCAGCCTCAGCGTTTGCCTCGGATGCTGCCGCCGCGCCCGCAGCCTCCGCAGCAGCATTCTTGGCCGCGTTGGCGGTATCTGCGCTGGCCGCAGCAGCCGCAGCGCTGGCAGCGGCACCGCCCGCCTCCTCGCCGGCCTTGATGGCGGCATCCTCAGCGGCCCGGTGCGCGTTTTCCGCGGCATCCTTGGCGGCCTGCGCCACCCGCACCGCGTTGTTGGAGTTCTCCAAGATCTGCTGCACCACATCCGGCGTAGGTGTACTGGGGTTGTCTCCGTCAATGCCAGAGTGATCCCGGATGGAGTAGGGGAGGTCTACAGTGATGCGCTGCATCCCATCCGCGAGGCCCAGAAATACGATCTTGCCGCGGCCTGCGTTGTCGGCCGTTGCCTCAGGCGGCACTTCCAAGATACCGTCCGCTCCGACTGTCTTTTTTGTCGCCGACCCGCCGGGTGCATGGAACACGGCCAAAGCCTCCAGGCCGCTCCACCCCTCTCCGAAGATGACGCGGACCTTTTCCGTGCCGTAGCTGTCCTTGGTTCCCAGCTCAATGCAAGGCGTGATCGAAAAGTTTCCCTCTACGACCACATCATAGTTCATCAGTACAATGGTTTTTATGATGGCCACCTCCTCTTAGCTGCCGTTTCCGCCAATGGGATACTCCACAATGATTGTGCCGGACTCTCTCGCAATGTGGACGCGTTGACCGGCAGAGAATGTCACTGCGGCATTGTAGGGATAATGTTTTTCTGCCGGAGTCGTATCACCGGGCAAGATCAGCGCGATCCCATCGCTGTATACGGCGCTCACTGTGGCGATGTTCCCACTTTTAGTCGTCGTCTCCAGCGCTTTGCGCTGTTGGTAGTTCTCAATCAATGCTGTAAAACACCTTCTTTGCCGTATGCGTCATCTGACCGCCCGGGACACAGTCGAGCGTCCACTCCTGTTCTTCCAGCAGGCCGATCCCGTCACGCATCATTAAAATGCTGTCGTTCAGCCGATGCGGCTGTTCTGCATCGCCGCAGGAAGTAAACGAATAGTTTGCAGCGCCCATCATACTCAGCAGCATTCTGTTTTTCGCATGCGTTTCAAGCGCTTCCTGCGAGGCGATCCCCTCCACAGTCTCGACGCTTACGATCCTGCGCCCGCGGCGCATTATACTCAGCGGACTGGTGGGGTTGACATTTTCCGCCACAGCTCGAAGCTCTTGGCCCAGATCGGCGCTGCTAACGATATCTACAAATACATTGGCAGCGTCAAATGTGTCCGCTTCAATGCTCATCGGTATGCGCAGCAATGTCGATTCGCCCGGCCCGTACCGGTGCGTGCGATTATTGATAGAGGCGGGCTCCCATGGTTCGGCCACAGCCACACCGTTTCCATCAAAGTAGATGTCTCGGTAGTTGATCTCTGCCAGCAGCGCCGCAACAACGGCGTACCGCGTTGTGCCGATTTCCCATTCATGGTCCGTCATCAGCACTTCGTCTGTGTCGATGATACTTACCACATTGATGCCCGCAGCCAATAACTGCTCTCTTATCGCCGTAGTGTAACGCGTACCGGCGTGGATCATAAGCGTGCGCTCCAACACACTCAGGTTTCGCAGCGCATACCCCTGATCGTATCCAGTCAGCTCCTGCGTCTTGTGCCCGTACTCGTCAACACTCTCGGGACATGTCGTAATGTTAAACAGCCCCAACGGCGTTCGGTTTGTGTTGTCTACACGGACCACGCTCAGCATATCTGTCAGCCAGTTTATATCCGCGTCCAGCTCCGCGGTCAGAGTTACCGTGCTCTTCACCTCAGCGCTGCCGGTAAAGCGGATCTGCGGGGTACAGTCCGCTGGTACCTGCAGCACCCGGTAAGGTGCGCCGCTGCGCATGGCAATGAACTCATATCGGATCATACTTCACAGCCTCCTGCTGCGTCTCGGTAATGCTAAGGCTCAAAGGCGTGCAGCCGTGGTCACGGTTCTCCTGCAGATCTTTAAACACGCCGATTGCCAAATGCCCTGCATGGTCCTTGTATACGACCACCTTGCCGGCGAGTCCGCGAAGTTTCTCAAGTTCATCCGTTGTTTTGAGTGCATACGCGATGGTGTGCGTAACTACCTGATTGCCGGCATCGTGCCAAACGGGGAGCTTTTTGCCCCAGTATTGCTGGTATGTGCCGCCCAGACTTGTGCTTTTTGTGTAATTCTGGTAGCTGGTCGCATACTTCAAAGCCAACCACTCATCGCCGTTCAACAGGCCGATGGCGGCATAGGGCACACTAGGCGCAGCCCTGACAGGTGCGCTGTCCGTGTAGTAGCCATCCTCGCCAAATACGCGCACAATATACTTGTGTTCCTGCGCACTGGTGCGGTCCATGTACTGCCCATCTTCACCTTTGGCTATCAGCGCTCCATCGCGCAGGATGTAACCTGTGCCGCCATCCCAGCGCAGCTGCACTTCGCCCCAATGGCTTTCAGCCTGGCAGTTTACGGCACTGCCGGGCTGATTCTTGACTTTGACCTCGCAGTCTGCCCACGGGGATACATCTCCATACGAGTTATAAATCCTCACAGAAAGTATGTGCGTCCCGTCTGCCAGCACTTCGTCAGACTGCCATTCCTTCCCGGTGCCGTATCGTACACCCAGGCTGATGCCGTCCACCGCAACTTCATAACCGTCCTGCTCTTTGGCTTGCCACCGCATTTTTGCCAGCGGCTTGTTGTCATAGTAGGAGATGACCGGGGCCAAAGGTGCTCGCCGTATTGCAAAGATTGCCGCGCCGGAATAGCTGCCGAACGCTCCGTCCGTATTTTTCGTGCGCACGCGCCAGTAGATAACGCCGCTGCTGAATGTGCCTGCGGCCGCTTGATAGCTATTGTCCGCATCATTCGCACTGGCCAGCACTGTGTAAGATGCACCGCTATCCGCCGAATAACTCAGTTCCCAGCCTGTCTGCGCCGTGCCGGTGATATTGGCATGCTGCCACACAAATGTGATGCCCTGCACAGCATCATCCATGTACTCGCCCGCGGGGCTCACCGCCACAGGCGTGCTGAGCGTGTCCAGCGTGGACACATTGATCGTGTCGCTGGTTACCTTTGTACCCGTATTCGCAATCGCCACAACATACCAGTCCAGTGTTGTAGCGCCTTCGGCAAAGGTGTTCGCGGGCACATCTGCATACTGCTGCGAACCGGCCACAGCAACCTCATGCCAGTCGCTCTCGTTGTTCGCCTTAAAGTGCAGTGTCGCGCTCTGCTGCGTCACATCTCCGGGCCTGTCATCGCTGTCAACGCTGAAGACCCAGCTAAAGCGGTTTGCAACTGCTCTGGGCGCGGACGCACCCGCCGCAGGCGTTGTTCCCTTTACGGAGACGGGCACCTCGACATTGGTGCATTGCACCCAGCTGGAAGTGTGTGTGGTTCCCACGCTGCTCTTGGCGACAACGCGCCACTGGTAGCTTCCTATGGGCAATGTGCCGCAATTGACACTCACATGGGTTGTGCCATCGCTGACGCTTGCAAAATCTGCCGGGTCAGCCATGTTGTCAGTCCGGTACTGCAAAACAGCGGATCCCTGCTGCAATGCACCGCTGATCGCGCCGCTGGCAATGCTGCCGGTGAACGCCCAGCTGAAAACTGCGTCAAAGCCGTAGTATGTCTTGCTGGTGGGGCGCAGGTCATCGACCTTGGCGGTCGGGTCTGCCAGCGACAGGGAATAGGTGGCGCTCTCTGTGACCGTTCCGGATCCGTATGCCCCCACCTGCACGCGCCATCGAATACCGCTGCCGCTTGACCATGCGGTAGTATCCAGGTCGAAGGATGTCGCACCATTGCTAAGTGAATAGGTCTGGCTGTTTCCGCCGTCCTGATCGGTGATGATGATCTTGCAGGTCGAGTTCCTGCGCTCAAAATCATCCTCGGCGTCTGTAGTCCACTGCAGTCGATACTTTGTGTACCGTGCGATGGTGCCGCTGGTTAGCGTCTGGCCTGTTGGTGTAACAACACCTTGATAACTGACGCAATTTATATATGCGTCACTGCGGCTGGATCCGATGTTGTTGTAACCATTTTCCGCCTTTACAAAAACACCGTAGGCCAAAACATTCTTTTTCCGCGTCTGGCTAAAAGAATCGAATGCAAACCAACAATCTCCGTGTGGAAAATTGCTTTGCTCGCACACGCTGCTCGTGTCTGAATAATAGGTTGTGCCTGCACTGTTTCCAAGCGCATATCCTATAAGTTTAACCTTACGGTTGGCATCACCATAGGCAGGGATGCGGACCTGCATGCCGCCTATATAGCGGCTTGTGCTCCCCATCCCGGTATTGAATAACCACGAGCAATGATACGCCTGATAGTTAGCCAAAGGGTTTGTGCTGCCAGCTTTATAGCTTCTTGTGCTCCAGCTGTGCGATTTCATGTCAATGCCCCCTGTCTCATGCTCATGGCTTCATTTTTGGCGATACTTACAATATCGTTGAACTCTTTCACATTCTTGGCATCAATGGTGATGCTCCCGATATTTATAGCATAGCCGCCCAGCATGCCGCGTGTCTGGCTGCTGTTGTAGATGCGTTCTCCGCCGCGCAATGCAACCAGCTCCGGCCCGTTCTCACCCACAACAGCCAGTCCGCCGCGCGCGCTGCGCGTGCCGGTGGCATACTGCGGCACCTTGCTGTTGGCTACGCGCATTGTCCCCGTTGTAGCCGAGGATATGCCGCTCATGGCGCTGTTGATTTCGTTTCCTTTGCCGATCAGGACAGCGATCACAGCCACCAGCGCAGTAATGCCGGCAACGATCAGCATGATTTTTATATACAGCGGATCCATAAAGCTCATAACGCCGCCGATCATGCTTTTCACGGTTCCAACCGGCCCCTGTAATTCTTTAATGGCCTTCACCACAAGCAGCACTACTGTGGCGATGCTGGTAATAGAGATAACTGCCGTCAACACTGGCGTTGGGATAGCGTTCAGGGCCTCGGCAAACGCTGTAATGATGGGCAGCAGCGCCTCCGCAAAGCTGCGCTTCACGGCGTCGCCCTGCTTGTCCAGCTTCTGCATTGCATCATCCAGCTCACCAAAGCTCTGCAGCGTTTCATTATCGACAACGTAGCCAACCTCGTGTGCCTGCTCCGCAAGCTCTTTCAGTCTGCCGCTGCCGGCCTCGATCAGTGGGTTCAGGTCCGTTGCCGACCTGCCAAAGATATCCATCGCCAGCGCATCGCGCTCGGTCTCGTTTTTCATCTTGCCCAAGGCGTCAATGGTTTTCAAAAACACCTCATAGTTGTCCTTGAGCTTCCCGCTGCTGTCCGACACTTTTACATGCAGTTTTTTAAACGCCTCGGCTGCAGAGCCTGTCCCGGTTGCCGCCGTCTGCATATTGTTGGTCAGCTTCACCAGACTGCCGCGCAGCGTGTCCGTGCTTACATCCACAAGCTCACTGGCGTACTCAAACTCCTGCAGCTGGTCTGTGGTCAGGCTCGTCTGCGTAGACAGCGTCAGCAGATCATCTGCTGTCTTGCTCATGTCCATCGTGGAGCTTGCCAGTGCTCCCGCCAGGCCGCCGACCACGGTCACCGCAGCTGCACCGCTGGCCGAGAAGCCGTCCAGCTTGTCAACCGCAGTCTGCAAGCCGGGCGGCAGACTGATTCCCAGCGCATTGGCTAGGCCGTTGACCACATCCGCCAGACTGGCGGTGGTCTTGTTGGTTCGCTCCTGCTGGTCGCTCAGTTCCTTCAGGAGGTTTTCCTGCTTGGCAACCTCTGTCTGGGCGCTGATCAGGCTTGCTCGCCACTGCATGGTCGTTTTACTGGACTCACCCTCACGCCGAGCGCTGTTTTCGTAGGCCTGCTGCAGCACCTGCACTTTATCCCGGTAGCTCTGCAAAGTCTGCTGTGCGGCCTCGTACCGCTGCTTTAAGGCGGCCTGCCGGTCGTCCATTTCGCGGGTCTGTTCGGTCACAAGCTGCATCTGCTGCTTATTTACCTTCAAGCCCGCGTTTACTTCGCTCAGTGCCGCCTTGAATTGCTGGTCATTTTCCACGACCAGGCTGACACCTGCTTTAGGCATCGCCATCTGCAAGCCCCCTTTCCTGTGGCAGTTCAATACCATTCATGGCGCAGTATTCTGTAAACTGTGCAAGCAGTTCATCCAGGCTCAAAAACCGCGTTTCCCGCCGGGTATAGCCCAGCAGCCCCACCGCGATGTATTGCAGCCTGGGGAAATTTATGATTCGGTCGCCGTCAAAGTGCCGCTCGGGGACATCGTCAACCCAGATTCGCTCAGCATCGTCTTCATCGCCTGCAGCGCCTGACGGCCTGACCCGTTTTTTCCGTAAAACTCCATAAAGGCCTCTTCAACGCTTGCGGTCAAACCGCCTTGCAGATCGGAGAACGAAATGAGTTTTTTAACAACCCCAAGGCTCGGAGCCTCGTTATCTCGGTGATGTTCTTCGTTGTCAAGCTCAACGCCCTCGCGGATCAGCAGCCAAATGATATACGCTGCCTCTTCCGGGTCGTTCAGCTTTGCCACGATGGTGCTCAAATCAGAGTAGTGCTCCTGAAGCTCCTTAACGTTCTGCAGGTCGAACAGTGCCGGATACTTGCGGCCTCGCAACGTAATTTCCGCCATAACCTCACCCCTTGATGTTCAAGAATGTTTTCAGTGCAGCCAGGGCCTCTTCGTATCCATCAAACTCCTGCTTTTTCACAAAATTCCCTTCACTGTTGCACTCCGCAGATCCTACCAGCTTGGTCGTGCTGTAACTTGTGCTCTTGGAGGCAGTGCTGAGGTTATCGTCCACAGGGTCAAAGCTCGCGCGGTAATAGCCCACCAGGCGATACGCAAGCTTTCGGTCAGGCTTTTTCAGCTTGCCAAGCGCGGCAACGCGCACAAGGGCAGGCGTATCGCCCTCTTTGCGCTCAAGCGTCTTTGTGCTCTCATCATAGTGGTGGCCGCACAGTTCGGCCTCATCTGCCAGACTCAGATAGCTGCGATCAATGCTCAGCTTCGCGCTGGGTGCGCCTGCATCGCGCTGCTCGCGGCGGTCGCCGGCCCACAGCTCGCTGCTGTCGCTGTCGTTTTCGCCGGCGTAGCTCACAACAGCGCGCGTGATCTTGCCATCGCCGAGGGTTTCCGTCTCAGACCCATCCGCGCTGGTCACCACAGTAATAGGGCAATAGCCATAGTAGGGAAGTCCGATATAAGCCATTATTGTGCCTCTCTTTCATTCCAGTCACATCCATCATCGGCCTCTGCCTCAACGTATGCAACAAAGTGTTTTGTGTCGTTATCGTAGCCGTACTCGGTCGAGCCGATAATAAACCCGGCATCTCTGAAAGCACAGCGCATTTTTCTGGCGCAGGGCTGCGGCAGATCTCTCGTATACCAAGCCGCGCGCACCTGCAGGTGTTGCTGCTCATCCAGATCTCCGGCGTATACTTCCGGCGCATCGTCCAAGACGCTCAGCACCACATAGCTGTCCGGCAGCGGATCCTCCTCATTTTTAACAAATGAGACATTGCTGCACACAGTTTCCAGTGCGGCCAAGGCCGCATCAATCATGGTCATAGCTTACCTCTCTGCCGCAAAACATCCTGCATCACAGTGCTAACAGCATCCTCGCAGCTGTTTGCGGCGCGGTTCAAAAACGGCTGCGCGGGCTCTTTGGCGGTGCCGTACTCTAGGGCCACGGCTTTCTGCATCTGTGCAACCTTGTTTGGGTAGTTGGGGCTGGATCCGTGCCCACTATCGTAGCCGCTAAAGCTCACATCCAACCCGTAGCCGCCTCTTTTACGCTTTTTAGGTTTCCCGGCGCGGACACTGTCAGATAGATGCTTATTAGCGCGGCTGCTTTTGTGTTTTCCAACCTGCTGCTTCAGCGCATCCACCGCAATGGGGGCTGCACTTTTCAACATTTCGGGCGCAATGGAGTCTAAATCGGCGAGCTTTGTCAGCTGCTCCGTGACTTCATCGCTCCACACAAGGTCCATCCTCACAGCGCCTCTCCTTTTGGTTGGGCCAGATCACTGACGGTCAGCTCGACCGTGCTGCCGGTTTCATAAGCCCGTTGGACGCTGTAGCGGTTCCCGTTCCACTCGATCACGCGCTCCCCGCTGTATTCATCGGCATGCAGCACAAATACTGCGGTCAGGGTCGTGCCGGCAGCTTCAGCGGCGAAAAACTCGCCCCACTTCACGCTGCGGCGCTCGCCGTATACGGTGCGCACTTGGGTGTAGTGGTGCTCCAGTACACCCTGCACCTTTTTCGGGGTGTCCCGCAAAAGGGTGATCTGTTCCGTCCAGTACATGGGCATCTCCTTACTAAAAAAACACCGCCGGGCATAGGCACTCCGGCGGTGCATCACAGCACAGCGCTCATGCGTCGGGCCAGTCTGTGTAGTTGGTCGTCATTCGCAGCTGCGCCTTCTGCTCATCGTAGGAGGCTTTCAGCTTATCGTAGTCGCCGGTCGGCCAGAAGTTGGCGCGGCAGTAGGTGATGACGGCACGGCGGATCAGCGGGTCCTGCGTGTCCAGGTTGGACACACCGGCCTGTTTCAGGTCAGCCAGGGCCGCATCCACCAGGTCGCTCACTTCCTGCGTCAGCTCCTCCGGCATATCAGACCGGCGCAGCGCTACCGTCACTTTGGACAGCAGGTCGTTGTCAGCCATGGGTCACGCTCCCATCAGCCCTGGGCAGGGATGGTCAGCGCCACAAAACCGCCCTGGGCAACAACATCAGCACCCAGCTCCACATCGCCGCGGATGGCGTCCATCAGCTTGTCAAAGGCAAAGTCAGCGGACACGGCGATCTCGTAGTCGCTGAACAGGTCAAGCTCCATTGCGGCAGGCACGCCGTAGAACATGGTGCGCTGCACATCGGAGGTCTGGGCCGTGCCAGCGCAGGCGGTCAGGTTGCTGTTCAGGCAGTAGCGGACACTCAAACCGCCATCCTTGATGATGCCGGTGTTGGGGTTGTCGGTGTCGGGCTCGATCTCATAGACGGCCTTTTTCTCATTGGTGCCGCGCACGTCACCAAAAGCCACCAGGTCAGCCTTGTTCAGGAACAGCACTGCGCCGCCCTCGACGCCCTCATCGCCGCCAAAGGCCAACACCAGATTGCGCAGGGTCTTGTCATTGATGACGCCCTTTTTGCCGCTGTCCACGGTAGCGTCTTTGGTGACAACCAGGGTGCTCTCTTTCAGCTTACCGACAATGAGCGCAGATGCCTTTTTGCGCAGGGCCAGCAGGGCCTGCTCGCGGACCTTGGCCTCATACAGCAGCGGGCTCTGCTTCTGCACCTGGCGGCTGATGTAGGCCAACACAGCCACGGAAGAGGGGCTGATGGTCACGGTGCCGAAGGTGGGCTCTTTGACAGTGGCCGCTGCACCCTCGGTCTGTTCGGCAGCAGCATCGACGTCGGTCTTGATGTAGGCAACCTTGTTGCTGCCCATGCCGTCACAGTTGACGACCTTGACCAAATCGACGATGCTGGAAACATGCGGACCGACGACACCATTGATGCCGGACACCTCGGTCGGGGTGGCAAGCTTGCCGCCGCTGATCAGAACGCTGCGGGTCTCGGCCACCGAGATGCGGCCCTGGCGCGTTTCTTTGAACTGCTGGGCGCGGGTCTGGGCATCGGTGATGGCGGTGGGGTTGTCCTGGGGCGCACCGGCACCGTCCGCAACCTTGGCGGCAATGCCGAGGCGTCGCTGCTCGGTCTCATACTGCGCGATGCGCTGGCTGATCTCATCGGCCTCGGCCTCCAAGGCGTCCAGGTCGGCACCCTCGGCGTTGACCTCGGTGCGGATTTCGGCAGCGCGGGCGCGCAGCTCCGCAATGGTCATTTCACTGGTTTTCTTTTTCATGGTTCACACTCCCAAAAGTTTCAGTTTGATTTTTGTTGCGGTATCCGCCCTTTGCAGTCTCTCCGCTTTAATTCTCTCGATCTCTCCGTCAAGGAATTTTCGGGCGCTGATCGATGTGGCGTCGTTGGCCGGTAGGCTCACGGCGCTCACATCGTACAGTTTCTTGATCTTGGTGATCGTGCGGTTCACGGTCACGGTGTTGTTTTCCAAATCGCGGGTGGTCTCACGCTTATCCTCGGCCACGGTAAAGCCAAACGACATCTTATCGGTGTAGCCGCCCTTGATTTCGGCAAACAGCTGCCGCCCGATCTCGGTGCCGCCCAGATCGGCAGTCACTTTCAGCCCGGCGCTGTCAGCGGCCAAGGCCAACGTGCCGTTTTTGGTGCGGGCAAAGACGCGGCCCTCATGGTCGTACTGCATGATGACATCATCCATGTCGCAGTCATCAAAAGCGTGCGGGTCGATCTGCTCCATGATGCGGTAGGAGGTGCCGCTGTCGCCCCTGTACTCATACAGCAAATAGGGCTGGTTGAACGTACAGGCGTAGCCCTCCACTTCCTGCTTGGAGTCCGGCGCGGCGGGGTCAGCGGTTCGGACCTCCAGCCGCATGGCGCGGTATTCCCGGCCATTGTTCAGTTTTTTCAGAAGTTTGTCATGATTTTCCACTGGTTAGGTCGTCTCCTTTCTTTGTCACGCTGCCATCGCTGCCCAGCAGGTAATACTCGCCGCGTATCGTGTACGCTTGCCCCTGGCCGTCCGGCAGGGGCGGCAAGTTCCAAATTTCGCGTATCTCATCGCGGTTCATGATGCCGCGATCTGCCATCTGGGCCGAGACGTTCAGCTTCTCGGTGTTGCTCATGTATTGCAGCCGATTCGCCGTCGCCATCAGCAGCGTGCCGCCCGCGCGTTCCCGCTCGGTAAACAGCATTTTTGTGGCGACGTCACTGAACTGGATGGCAAACGGCTCGATTTTACCCTCATAGAACGCGCTCCAGGCGTCGCCGTAGGCGCGGTTTTGCAGCACATCCTCGTTGGTGCCGAAGTAGTTAAACACATTGGTGTTGATGCGCTCCATCTCATCGGCGGCCACAACATAGGGCTTGGCCTCCAGCTGCTTGATGTCCGTGTAGGTGTTGGGGAACAGCAGAATGCCGCCGCCCTCGCCTTGCAGGTTTTCCCGGCTGAATCGCTTACGCTCTTTTTTCAAATCCTCATCGCTGGAGAAGTTGTTCATCTTGGCTGCAAAGCGGAATGTCGCGCCGTTTTTAACAGCCTCGGCAATGCCCTGGTTTTGCAGATTCACCAGATCCATCGTGGGCGTCAGCGCGTGGTTGTTCTCGCCGAAAATATCGCTCTTGTACTGGAATTTTGTCATAATGCCGCACCGCGCCATTTCAATGGCGGCGGTCTGGCCGCTGCGGAATGTGTAGCGCAGCCAGGGCGCGGCCCCATACTGCACGATCTCACAGCTGGACGGCAGCACGGGGAACATGCCAACGGTCTCACCAAACTCATTGATGACCGGCACAATAAAGGCGGTGTTTTGCACCTCCAAAATTGTGCAAAGCCTGTACAGGAATTGTCCCCAGGTCTGCCACTCATTCGGCCCCTGCCGGAGCCGGGTTTGCAGTTTCGGGTTTGCCGGTCCCTGCACGGTGACGCTCAGCTTACTGGCGTGGGTGGCCGTGGCGTGGATCGCGGCGCGCACAATCTCGCTCTCATACAGCTCGCCGCCCCAGGTCAAAAAGCTGGGCGTGTAGCCGTCAAGCGTTGTCCAGAATCCAGACGCGAGGCTCTTGGCGGCTATCTTCCCGAAAATTGATTGAAACAGTCCCATGCTCATCACCCCGCGTTCTTTAACTGGCCGCCGATCTCGGCGCACCATTTCTGCCGTACCGTCATCCCATCCATGAGCGCGGCGCAGCCATCAATGTGGTCGGCGGCGCTCATTTTCACAAGTTTGCACCTGCCGCTGTCGTTCTCGACCTTCAGCGCCGTGTTCAGCAGATGCACTTTTAACAGGTCGTTGTCCCCGATGTTGATGGTGCCGTCTTTCAGCAGTCCCTCAACCTCGCGTATCACCGGCGTCAGGTTGAACCCCTGGAATACATCGTCCATGTGGAATCCGTATTGCTTCATATCCTGCACGAGGTACTGGGCCGTGTATCGGTCATAGCCGACCTGCAAGGGATAAATTTTGTACTGCTCTATCAGTGTCCTGAACCAGTTGTAGCAATCGTGATAGTCCACAAAATTGTCACCGCTCAGCGTGAGGATGCCGCGCTGCACATACGCCGCATAAGGCAGTCCATCCCGCTCGGTGGCCTCTTGCAGCTTCTCGGCGGGGAGAAAGAAATGCGCCAGCACATTCAGCTTGCCGTTTTTCTCAATGATCGCCACACAGGCGGTCAGGTCGGTGGTGCGGCTCAAGTCAATACCGCCCACGCAATAGCAGTTTTTGAAGTTGGCCGGGTCAATGTGCGCCCCACAGGCCCGCTCCACAACATCGGAGGCCAGCCATGCAAGGCTAGAGTTTTGCTTGATGTTGCAGTATTTTGTTAAAAACTCAGCCCGCTTGGACAAACTGCCCTCAGCAATGGCGATCTCCTCCAGCAGGTAGCTGACGCTGATACTCACGCCCAGGTTAGGGTTGGCTTTTGCAAGCTCGTTGATATCGTTCCACTTGGCCGGGTCATCGATCATGTAGAGAAACGGCGCAAGGCGCATCTCTTTGGAATCACCCAGCAAAAAGCGGGTGGCACGCTTTATCAGTTCATCATAAATGCCCTCATTCACATAGCCTGCCGTGCTGATTGCCAGCAGCATGGGCTGTGTGCGCGCGCCAAAGCTCGACTTGATGACCTCGTAGAATTTCAGCCCCGCGTCACCGGGCCAGCTGGCGACCTCATCGGCCACGCACAGGCTGACGTTGAGACCGTCCGACTTTTTCGCGGAAAACGCCAGCGGCTTGGCGCTCGTGTTGCTGTTGGCAATGTAGATGTCCGTGCGCCGTTTCTTGCTCAGCTGGCTCAGCTCTGGGTCCTTGCTGAGCATCTGATAATAGGCGTCGTAGCACAGCCCCGCTTGCTCCAGCTTAGGCGCGGCAAAGTAGATGCGCCCGCCGTACTCACCGTCCAAAAAACTGCAATAGGCAGCAATGGCGGCGGCCAGCAGCGTCTTGCCGTTTTTTCGGGCGATGATGACAACGACCTCACGAAATTGGCGGTGATCGGTGTCATCCATTACGCCGAACAGTACCGACAAAAGCGCCTTTTGCCAAAGCTCCAGCACAATCAGCTGGGGAGCCAGCGCGCCCTCATGGTGTCGGCAGAAATTTTCCACAAAACGGATCGCTTTCTGCGCTTTTTTGGGGTCAAAGTGAAACAGCCCTTTTTCCAGACCGTCCACAACATACTTGTACCAGACCTTGATCCAGCGGCCCACGATGATGGTGCCGTCCGTGATTTTCTGGTAATACTCGTAGATGTAATTATTCACGGGCCAGCTGCTCCAGTCTGCTCTCACGCTTTTCCGGGGGCAGCAGCTTGCCCAGGCGCTCGGTCACGGTGTTGTAGTTCTTGATGAGGCTGTTGTAGGCTTGCAGATCGGCGCTGGCTTTTTTGCCGTACTGGTTCGCGCCGTTCATGTACTCCTCGCTGCACCCGTCGGCGTTGATGGATTTTTGCAGATCGTCGAGTGTGATTTTCATAAACGCCGCGTTCTGGACCAACGGCTCCACAATCGCCATCTGATTTTTAGGCAGGTCGGCGTAGTGCGCCATGATCCTGTTGTACTCCTCTTGAATCAGCGTAGTTTTTGCTTTTCTCCCCACAACAACACCCCCTTTACACTCTTTTCAGTGCTTTTCCGAACTTTGGGGCCCGGTCTACCACACCTCCGCTCGTTTTTTCGACCGGGGGGGGGAGGTCACCACCTCGACGTCACTCGCCCCGCCGGGTCCACACGGTATCTACGCCGCGCGCCGTGGCGCTTTGCGTGGCAGTCACGGCACAGCAGTCTCAGGTTGGACCATGACAGTGAGACCGCCGGATCGTTAATGTTGTCCGGCGTCAACTCTGTCATGTGGTGGACTATCTCACCGGGGCGATACAGTCCCTTAGCCAGACAATCCTCACACAATCCGCCCACGCTGGCGGCGTACCCATCGCGGCAGCGCTGCCACGCTTTGCTCTTGTAAAACGCTTTGGCAAACTCCCGCATACTGTTTGCGTGTCCACACTGGACACGCGCTGCACCTCCACCCGCCGGGGCGTAAAATTATCATAGATGCCCAGCGGCGCGAGACGGAGTTTCTTTTGTCTCGGTGTAGGTGAGGCTCTCCCGCCCGCCGGGCATGACGGTCTATTGCCGTCCGTCATCCGCTGAGTTTAACCACATCAACGGCACTGCGTACCCGCACACAGGTCTTGCACCTGTCAAGGTTCATCCCGCCGGGGAACTGGGCGGGCGGCTGTGCGGTATGTCGCCGGTCTTTCCCGGCTGTCAGCTATTTCAAGGAGATTAACTATGGCCAGGCTGGCGGAATCGAACCGCCGGGCGTACCCGTAACCCTGCAACCTTGCAACCCAGTTATAAAAAAATAGCCGCCCCGATGTGGGGCGACTATCCGCTTAGGAGGATTATGCAAACGAGCAAACCGTCGAGCATCAAGCCCCTACCTGCCCGACACCCTCAGCTTAGCACACTGGGGCGGAACTGGGCGGAACTAATTTTATAATTTTGAAAATTGCCCGCCGGTGGAGCTTGCGCACATAGCGTTCAGTGATCCTCATGCGCGCCGCGATCTGGCGGTTGGTGCGCCCGTCGATGTAGCGCATCTGTAAGACCTCACGCTCCAGGGCATCCTCCAGCTGAGCAATGGCGCTCTCAATCTCCACCCTGGCGGCCTCGCCGTCCGTCAGCTGGGCGGCCAGCTTCTCGCGCCGGGTGTTGATGCTCAGCAGCGCACTGTCAATCTCACCGGCCCCGCCGGGTGGGCGCAGGGCGCGGGCGTAGTCGGCGCGGCGGTTTTCTTCCCGGAGCCGTTCCCGCAGTCGAGGCTCCACCCGCCGGGCATCGCGGTAGCGGTTCAGCCACACGATGCACTCATCATAGGTCATTGGGCATCACCTCCCGGAGATGGTTCAAAGTCATCACATTCCAGCACAATGCCCGCGCCGTCCGTCTTTTCGACGCCGTAGCAGTACAACTCACAATCCAGGTTAAACAGCCCCTTATTGTGGGCGCACCTCTCGCACATGTCAAGATGCGGCTGGCTCATGCCGGGAATCCCGCAAAATCCGCTGCTCATTTCTTTTTCGCCTCCCTCGTGGCCCGCTCGATGTCCCCGGCAATGTAGTTCTCAATACCCGCGCCGGTGCTGTACCAGCGCTTGTACCACTCCAGCGCATTGATGTCTCCATCCCGGCCTGCGCGCTCGCCGTTCGGCCCGAGGCGCACCGCGAAGCACTCGCGGTATTGAAAGCCGTTCACATGGCCGGAAAAGCGCGTCAGATCATCCACGGCAATGATAAGCCGCCCGCCGTCTGCCATCTTCCGCTCACGGATCGTCAGGCCCAGCTCCTTCAGCCGCGTCACAAGCGGCCAGCTGTCAAACGCCTCCAGCTCCTGCCGGGCCAGCGCCTGCCACTTTTCGGCCTCATCCTGCCGGGCACGCTCCTGATCGCGCTTGCCCTTCACCTCGGCCTTGTACGCCGCCAGATCGTCCTTGTTGATGTACAGGCGCTTGGCGGCATCGAACAAATCTCGTGTAGTGAGTGAGCTTTCGGCAATAACCTCGTTTGTATCCGCCGGGTCCAGCATCCTGACGCGAAAGTTGTAATAACTAGCAGGCTCAATGCGAAGCAGCGCATCCGTCTCGCCCTCAGTCAGATCCAGCGTCACCGGCTCCAGCTTTCGGGCATCCAGCCTGTTGTCAGCGTAGTTCCATTCGCTCTTGCGAACATAGTCGAGCTTCTTAAACTGGTCGGCCAGACCGCACTCGACCAGATACTTGATGGCCGCCCGCCGGGCCATATCGGTGATGGGCGGCATACTGGCGTACTTGATTTTGGCGTATTCGACCTGCTGCACCTTGTAAAGCTTGCTGCACTCGTAGGCTCTTGTCATCGTGATCTCGCCGCGCTCCACCATCGCCAGAACCTCCGGCACGCAGTTGTTGGCGATGGCATTCAGCCGCCCCAGCGTACCGGTGCCATCGCCGGTGATGCGGCTCATCTCATCACGGATGCGGCCATCGAGCGCGCCCGCCGCCTTTTTCCGTTCGAGTGCCTGCTTGAGTGCCCGGTACTGGCGCAGCCGCTCACCGTCGGTCAGCTCGCGCGCCGTGGCGTTGGATGTTATCAGCGCGATGAGGTCGTCATCCTCGCCCTGACTCTGGCGGATAACGCAGGGCAGGACCTCAAACCCGGCCACGCCCTCGGCAGTCAGGGCCCGGCAGGCCGTCCAGCGGCGGTGCCCTGCGATCAGCATGTACCTGCCGCCCTTGGCGGGCAGCACCTCCAGCGGGCTGCGCAGGCCCCGCTCGGCAATGTCCGCCTTGAGCATCGACACATCCCCGATCTCGTAGATGCTGTTTTCCGGGTTCGGTTCAATATCGGCTGCCGGCAGCATGACGACCTGCATTTTCTGACCCGCCGGGGCGGCTGTTTTCGCACTGCTGCCGAGAATGTCGTTGATAGAAAATCCCTTGCTCATGGTTCAATCCTCCTCTGTGTCCACGTTGGACACGATGCTCTCAACCTTTTCGGCCAGCGCCTTATAATCCAGCGCTGCCGTGCAATCAGGGCTGAACGTGCGTAGCGGCTTGTGTGCGCTCTTGGCCTCGCTGACCCTCACGGTGTAGCGGATGACCGTGGGCAGCAGGGCCAGGCCGGGCAGCTTCTCAGCAATGGTGTGGATGACGTCTGCCGCGTACCGAGTGCGGCGGTATTTCGTCAGCAGCGCGCCCATGATTTTGAGGCGCGGGTTGTAGTCTATCTGCACCTGCTCGATCTGGTCGATGATTTCCCGCATCCCGTCACAAGCCCACTCATCACAGTCCACCGGGATGATGACCCAGTCAGCCGCGCACAGGGCGTTGATGCTGCCCATGTCAAGGTCTGGCGGGCAGTCCATGATGCAGTAGTCATAGTTGGCGCTTACGTCCTTGAGGGCATCGCGCAGATGGTATTGGCGCGGGCCGTTGTCCATCAAGATCATGCGGTTTGCTTTCAGCATCCTCATGTCACAGGGAATCAGATTGACGGCGGCCAGGTTGGTGTCTACCACGGCACCCGGCGCGCGGCACACGCCCAGCATGATCTCTGCGATACTGGGGCTGTCGTAGTCCAGAACACCGAAAAACTTGCTTGTGTTACCCTGTTTGTCCAGATCAACCACCAACACGCTCTTGCTCTTGGCGGCCAATTCGGCGGCCAGGTTGCAGGCGGTGACACTTTTCCCGACGCCGCCTTTCAAGTTGATAATTGCAATGCTTATCATAATAATCCTCCTGTCCCGCCGGGGCGGCGGGTGTTATTGCGGCCAGTTCATCTGGTCGATTTCTTCAAAATCCTCTTTAGGGGCGGGCTGCCATTGATGGTATTGGGGCTGCCATCTCATGGACACAACGCCCGTCGGTCCTTCTCGGTTTTTGGCGTACATAACGGCGGTATCCTGATAGGCGTCCTCGCCGCGCAGCTCCTTGCTGTCCTCGGTGCGCCTGTTCTCCACAAAGATCGCGCTGTTGGCGTCCTGCTCGATCGTGCCGGAGCCGCGCAGGTCCTCCAGATTGCAGAAGCGGCCCTCGTTGCCCTTAACGCCGCTGCGGCTGATCTGGCACAGCTCCACGATGACGATGTTCATCCGCATGGCTGCCACCTTGAGCCGCCGGGTGATCTCGCTGATGCGCTGGTACTCGGTCTGCCGGGGGTCGGTGGGGCTTAACAGGCCGATGTGGTCGATAAAAGCGATGTCGGGCTTGTACTGGATCAGCTTGGCCTCCAGCCCGTCAATAGTGAGGTTGCTGTCCGCGTCCAGCATCATGTTGTGATGCTGCCGGAGCCGGGCGGCGGCGTTGTCGATAATCTGCCGCTCGTGCGGGTCCAGATTCTTGTTTGTGATCTTGCCGGAATCAATCCGCGCCACTTTGGACAGGATGCGGTCCATCAGCGCCTCAGCGGCCTCCTCCATGGTCAAGTAGTAGACCTTGTATTTTTTGGACAGGCGTGACGCCAGATTGAGCGAAAAGTCCGTTTTGCCGCACCCAGGCCGCCCGGCCACAACGCACACACGCTGCCGACCAAAAACGCCGTACCTGTCCAATTCGGGCCAGCCCAGTTTTAGGCTGTCGTCCGGCTCATCCAGGCGGGCCAGGGCGGAATCAAGCACCGCGTCGAAGTCTCTGGCCGTGCTGTCGGTCTGGGTGCTGAGGATTGCGTCCTGCATCGCCAGGGTGCGGCGCAGCTGGCGGCAGATGCCGTCACTGTCCATCGCATCTTTAGCCAGGCACTTCATCAGATCGCCGCTCAGCAATCTGTAGCGGTAATCCTCAAGTATCTGTGCGGCATAGCTGCCGATGTTGGAGACGCTGGGGCAGGTCTCAGCCATCTGCATGACGGCCACTTTCACATCATCCGCCGGGCGTCCGTTGGCCGCTGTGTTAATGACCGTGATGACATCCACTGGGCTTCCGCTGTAGATCAACTGCTGGATCGCCGCGAAAATATCGTGACAGACGCCATCCTCAAACATAGCCGGGACCATTCTTGTGATGTAATTCCGCGCACCGTCCGGGTTCATCAGCGCCGCGCCAAGAAACGCGCGTTGCGTTGTCTGCTGGCGGGTCAGGTTTGCTTGTTGCATCGTTCAGCCTCACAAAAAATCAGTGATGTCGGTGTCCGGCCCGATCTCACGCGGGCGGTCTGCCGTGTTGGCGGGGCGCTGGGCCGGGGCTTTATCCACAAAATCATCTTTCAGGGGGAAAAGCCCCTCCCAGCCGCGCAGAATGCTCTGCTCCAGCACTGCGGCCATGTAGCCGTAGCGGTCACGGACGCCAGCCTCATCGGCCAGTTGGTTGAGCTTGTTGCAGGCCAGCGACGCGGCGTGGACGGTCAGCGGATGCTTGCCCGCGGCCCGGGACTCCTCAAATGCGAGCAGGGCCTCCGTCAGCCGTTCATTTCCCGGGAAGGCGTCCCGGAAAATATCGGAAACACTCGCGCGCGCCCGCGTATTATTCTCTCTTGTATTATTATTCTTGTATTGTTCTGGGTGACATTTTTGTCGGGGGGTAGGCGACATTTTTGTCGGGGGGTAGACGACATTTTTGTCGCCCGCCGACACCGGGTGTCGCTCCCCGACATTTTTGTCGGGGAGATTGTCGGCGCGGACATCCGGCACGCTGCCGACCAGCGGGGAAATGTACCGCTGATTAGCTGCGCCGTCCCGGGCGTAGCTAACGGCCACATAGCCCAGCTCCTGCAGGTGCTTCACCCAGCGCTGGACTGTGCGCTCCGTTGTGTCGTACAACGGGCAGAAGTAGGCGTTGCTCGCGTAGCAGTAGCCCGTCTTGTCGGCCAGAGAGGTGATCTCTGCGTAAAAAATCTTTTCGGCGGGCTTCAGCCGCCGATCATACCGCACCGAGGCGGGGAGAATGGCGAAAAATCCAGGATTGTCCATATGTTCTGCCTTTCTAAAAATGGCTGACCTTAACACAGGGATGCGCCGCGCCTTTTTCCGGCGCATCCCTGCGAGGTCATTTTCAATTTTTCAACGTTTAAAAGGGGAGGTCGCCCTCATCCTCGATCATGGCGAAGTCGTCACCCGGCCCGCGGCTGTACTCCGGTGCGGGCGCGCCCACTCTTGGCCCCTCAGCGGGAGCTGAAAGAGCCCCTGCGTTGTCCGCCTTGCTGCCGCAGAAGTTGATGTTATTGGCCACAACCTCCAGCACGGTGCGGTTGGTGCCGTCCTTGGCCGTGTAGGTGCGGCTCTGGAGCCGTCCATCCACCGCTACCATCTGGCCCTTAGTGAGCCATTTATAGGCAAACTCGGCGGCGCGCTCCCACGCAATGACGGGAATCCAGTCCGCCACACTCTTGCCGTTGGCGTCCTTGCGCCCGCGATCCACAGCCAGGGTGAACGTCGCCACTTGCTTGCCGGTGGTCGTCTGGCGCAGCTCTGGGTCACGGGCGAGGCGACCCTGTAATGCACATACGTTCAGCATCAGATCATCACCACCACGTTGCCGCTCTCGATCAGGTCGGCCAGCTGCTCGCCCAGATACGCGGCGATGTTGCGCTTGGCCTCCAGCCTCCACGCGCCGCCGTCGGCCTCATACAGCGCCGGGTGGCCCTCTTTATCAAGGCGCAGCAGGAAGTCGCTGGCGGGCTGCTCGACCTCCAGGAACGTGCGGTAGGGCTGCAGGTGGACAATGGGCTGGACGGTCTGCTGCTCCTTCAGGACCGCGCCGGTGCGGACGCTGACCTCCTGGCTGATCCCGTTGTCCACACTGGACACGCCCTGATTGACGTCAATGCGGCTCAGCAGCGCCAGCAGGTAGTCACGGTCCTCGGTGACAGCGTACAGGCTCTGCAGTTCCACGACGGCCTGCTCCTGGCTCATGCTCTTGTTGGTGGTAATGTACGGCACGTCGCTCACGGCCTCATATAGCGGTAGGCGGCTGTAGACCGCGTAGTCGCGGCCCGTGTAGGTGCTGTCCACCA